GTGCTGCCGTCGCGCTTCTCGCGCAGCTTCTCCAGATCCTCCCGCGTCGCAATGTTGAAGGAGAACATGCCGGACGGATCTTGGACGAACCCGACGAGGTTGCCCTTCACGTCGATGATACGCCGCATAGTCGGCGGGGGCAGCCAGTTGAGTCCCAGAACGCCAGTCTCGTTCATCACGATCTCGGCATACAGGTTGCCGTATTTTCCAAACGTGCGAACAGCCGCCCAGATGTCCTCTTCGATACGAATGCGCCGGTGCAACAGGTCGTTGATGATGTCCCGGACAATCTTGTCCTTCGAGGTTCCCCAGATCACTCGCCCATGCACAGCGTCCGTGATCGTCGCGTCGTCGGCGTAGATGTCCAGCGCCGCGCTGATCTCCGGGTAGTCGTCCATGTTCTCGTAGTCGGCATAGCGGAGCATGAGGTCCGCATCGACCGAGAGCATCGTCGCAAGCTGTTGGTATGCCCCACCCATGCCGGAGTCTGGCGCGCTCGGCACCATGTTCGGCATAGACGATTCGCCAGAAGACCCACGGGCCAGCTCAGTGACCTTGCCCGTGGTGTCGCGGCTGAAGAACTTCTTGACGGTGTCCATCCAGCCCATGTTCAGTCATCTCCTATGAAGAAGGGCATCAGAACGTGGGCAGACTGGGCCGAGCGTGCCGCACGCACCTCATCCAAATCCACGTCCTCGGCTGGGATCATGTCGCTCACCCAGCCATGATCATGACCGACCGCTACTCTTGGTGTATCAGCATCCGCCGCCCACGGCAAGCGAGCGGCCTGTTGCCGTAGCCCCCAGACAACGCCCGCCAGAGCATCAGAAACGTCTTTGCTGCTATGTCGAGGATGATCGATTTTACCCTTCACGCGATCATATTCAAGGGATCGCAACTCTTGGAGCAGCGGCGTGTACTCATAGAACTCGATACGCTTCTCGTAGATGGCCGACTTCAACTCCTCGAACGGGTCAATGGTGCGATCCATGGAGATTAGTTCAGTATGGATGCCATGTCGCCGGATCTGCTGGTGCATCTCGACGTACTGAAAGGAGTCGCTCGAAAACCCATGAATGGGGAAACCATGTGCCTGCAACTCATACACAAGCCGCCGCAGGTCAGGCATATAGATCTGGTCTCCCGACGGCGGCCGGATGCACAGCATTGCTTCAATGACATAATATGGTGCGGTGTCCGTGTAGGCATGTCCTTCGCCATCCCGTCGCACCACCTCGACCCACCGCGAGATGCGCCCCATGACGAATCCCGTGCTGTCCCCTGAGATGGACGTGTCGATATGAATCCAACGCGGACTACTCGGCTCCTCCTTGGGAGCCCATGCCGTCTCGATGAACCCGCCCGGCAAACGCCGCTCGATCTTGCGGCACAGATAGTCCCAGTCGAATGTCGCAGGCGACCCCGAGATCCAGACCTCGCTGGAGAATGGATGCTTGCGATCCTTGGAGATGCACGCATCAATGGCATCCACCCGCTGGAAGAACGCCGAGATCGCCTGCGTCGAGACGCCCGCGATGTCGCGCAACGAGTCCTCTAGGTTCGACTCGAAGTCCTCTTTGTACTCAACTGGCACCTCAATCAGCCAGGCGTTGTTTTCTTGAAGATACTCCTGCGAGATCTCGTCGTACTCCCCGTCTTCGAGGATGCGCGAGCGCAAGCTGGACTTCGAGCACAACACGTAAAACCATTTACCACAGAAGTGGTCCTTGGGCTTAGACGTCCACGCCGTATGATCCCGCACGAATACCGTTGGGTCACGCCGTGCCTCTCGGAGTTTGCGCTCGGTGAAGCTGTCCAACGTCGCCGCCGACGACACCATGATGACCATGCCCGGGAAATCGCCACCCGCTGTCTGGAAGCGCGACTTGATCCGCCGCACCATGGATCGGTACACCTTCTCCACAATGTCGAAGTTCGCTGCCGTGAGCTGTTTGCCAAACGTCTGGTTGATCTGCTGCGCAGACCGCTTTGGCGGGAAGTTTGTTTCATCCAGGAAGGATGAAAAAATATTCGCTCCCAAAGATCGTTCTGCCCCATACGATCCAATGGTCATGCGGATGTTGTGCGGGAACAGCGTGTAGTCCGTTGAAAACCGAGGCGTGAAGTGCTGCATGAAGTACGGGCTCAACTTGATCTTGTCGTCGATGCTCGTCTTCATCACCTCCCGCGCCAGCACGAGGTTCTTGGAGATCAGCATGATCACCATCTCGGTGCCCGGCGACAGTCCAAACGTCAACTGTGGGTTCTTCAAACAGGACAGCTCGTACAGAATGCGGCAGATGGCCGCGCTGGCCAAGAAGGTTTTGCCAGCGCCGATTGATCCTGTGAGCACCACCTCTCGATATGGAGCCGAAAACAGGTCCACCAGATCTTGCTTGAGCGCCGGGTACATCGTCGCCATGGAGTCACCAAGGTAATAGGGGTCTTCGATGAACTGCTGAATAGAGACAGGCGGCCGACGGTACAGCGACTCGTTCAACTCCACGCTCAGTGCCGCCGCCGAATTCGGATCGCCCTCGTTCAGTAGCGCCTGGATCAGCGCCCGCTCCTCGGGCGTACACAGCGCGTACCCCTCAGTGAATGATCGAATGTCCTCCGAGTTGGTGCGAATGCTGCGCCGACGTCCGTTGGAGGCGGTGACGATCATCTCTTTCCCGAATCTTCTTCGGTTGGTCCTAATGCGGATTTCGGGGTGATCGACTCAGAATATTCGGCGTCTATGGCATCCGGGTATTGTTCGGAATCATCCCGCGAACCCAGGTTCGCCTCTTCCATGTCCGATTCCATGACATCCCCGCGATCTGAAATCCGTATCACACGCCTCAACAGCCCCAGCACCTTGGCCCTCGAAACCGGGTCGCCAAAGGCCCGTGCCGCGCCTTCGCCGTACTTATCCCGGATCTCGGCCAGCCGCTCCGCCGACACCGTCAGCGTGCCAAGGTCGCGAGATCCCGTGAGCCCCAGGTCCATCTTGATGTCGTGCATCCGAGAGATGTAGTCCATCAAGACCTTGGCCTGCCGATCCACGTCGGGGTTCACCTTGCCGTTGCGCCGCTCCTCCCCATGGGACAGGTCGAAGCGGTACAACAACGCCTCGTAGGCCCGCTCCAGGCGCCGGAGATCCTCCATGCGGTCCCCGAACTCCTTCTGGGCCTTCACCACCAGGTGCGGGAGGCGCGGGGCGATCAGGTCCACGCCGACGATCTCGCGCTCGGCGTACTGGCGCAGGATCTCGGACAGCGACCGCCGCACCATGTCGAGGCACTCGCCCTCGTCCTCCTGAATGTAGCGGGCCACCTCGGGGCAGGGGTAGCCCGCGCACAGGCGCTCGTAGACCTCGCGGTGGCAGCGCAGCTTCTTGATGCGTTCGAAGGGGATCTCGCGACTCATCGGGGGGCCTCCCCGGGGGAGGCGGGACATTGCACTCGCAAGTGCATCGGCATGCGGGTCATCAGGCAACCTTTGTCATCTAGTGGATCTCTTTAGGGGAGATCACGGCAACAGGCTCCAGGGTAGGCGGGGCAGACGGTGTTTGTCAAGCAAAGGGATGAGCGGGTGGGGGGATCCCCGAGGGGCAGGGATCCCCCACGCGCCGTTGTTCCGCCTACCGGCCGAGCCCTAGCCAGCCCCGCGATGCACCGGCATGCCCCGCCATGCCTGCCGATCCATGCCGCTTCAGGCCAGACGCTGCCGCTCCACACCTCACCTGCCGATCCAGGCCCAACCCATTCCCACCGTGGCCCACCTGGCCTCGCCAGCCCGCCCTCAACAAGCCAAGGCATCCCACTCCCAGCCTGCCAGTCCCGTCCCCGTCCTACCTTTCCGTGCCGGTCCCCGCCTGCCGGTCCCAGCCTCGTCGTGCCTTTCCCTGCGCAGCCCCGCCGCACCTATCCAGCCGATCCAGTCCGGCTCCTGCGGTACCAAGACAGCCCTTGCCAATCCAGCCCTGGCGCAACCAGCCTCACCGAACCAGACCGCTCCATGATCCTCCTCGCCTGCCGTAATCGGCCGCGCCGTTCCGAGCCGACCTTGCCCTTCCTGCCAATCCCTTCCAAACCTCGCCTATCCCCTCCAGACCTATCCCCGCCTGCCTCACGTTGCCAACCCTGGCCTAGCAGCGCCACACCAGAACCGACCTAGCCCCGCCATTCCTGCCGTTCCTCCACCCGCCAGATCTCGCCTCCACTCTCCAGTACCCGCCATTCCAATCCTGCCATGCCTGGCTCTGGGGCAGAACCCCGCGCCGATCCCGTGAGGACGTGCGCGCCTCACTCGCTGTCCGACGCATCATCCGTGTCCACCTCCGTCTCGTCTGTCTTCTTGCCCTTTTTTTTGCCCTTCTTGATCACCGCTGCCCCAGCTACGGCCTTCTGGCTCCGCAGCGCCTCCAGGATCGACTTGATGTCCATCTCGCCCTTGCGCAGGTACCCAGTGGCCTTCACCCACTGAGGACGCCCTGGAAGATCCTCCGCCTCCACCACCTCGAAACGACCATACGTTCCGCCCTTCTCCGGACGCCACTCGAAGATGCCCACGCCGTACCCAGCTACGTTGAGCAGGTTTAGGATCTGCTCCTTCGAGATCCCCAGCGCGTTGTACTCCACCACGACGTCAATCGCCCATTCCGCATACTCCGGTCGGAAGCGGATGTCCGCCGACTTCGCTCCCCGCTGGCCACGCACGCTGATCATATCGGCGCGCATCGTCCCTTCCTGGCCATTTTTCCCGTCCAGATACAGGATCGCCGCGCGCTCCTTGTCCTCCGTGCCCCAGACGAAAAACGCCTGACTCATGTGCGTCTTCTTCATGTCGCTCACGGAACTGATCGCCGAAATCATCGCCTTCTTGACCGCCGTGGCCAGGATGGCCTCGTTCCCGTTGCGGTCGTAGTACTTGGCATCCGCCACATCGCCCTCTGGATCTCGCTCCGGCCGTCCCCCCTTGGGCACCTTCATCTCCTTGCCCAACAGCTCCATGACCGCCTTCTTCGACCAGGCATGGACGATCAGCGGATCGTCCCCCTGGATGCGCACCCGCATGAAGCGGATGTCCATGAACGGTTTGTGCTTCATCGTCGCGCCCGATTTCTCTTCCTTCGCCATGTCGTTCTCCTCGACGCGAACCCAGGTTCGCGTGTGCAATGCGGCAATCTGCTGCCGCGATCCATGCTCGCCATTACAATAATCAACCGCGTTTGTCAATCGGCGGTCTTGCGCGCCGCCAAGCGCTCGAACCAGGCCACGACGTCGGTCTGGGCGACCACCTCGCCGCCGCTGACCGCCGCATGCGCGACCGCCCGCTTGTCCTCGATCAGCGCGACCATGTCCTCGTCGAACGTGTCCTCCCCGACCAGCCAGTAGGCCGTGACCGCCCCCTGTACCCCGATGCGATGGCAGCGCGCCTCCGCCTGATCCATGTCGCCCGCGTGCCAGCCGAACTCGAAGAAGGCCACGTTGCTCGCCGCCTGGAGGTTCAACCCGACGCTCGCCGCCTTGAGGCTGCATACGATCACGCGGCAGGTCGGGTCCGCCCAGAACCGCTGGACCGCCGCGTCCCGCGCTGCGTCCGCGTCCCCGCCGCTGATCGACACCGCGCCGTAGGCCGCCAGATCCGCCAGCAGCCGCTCCTGGATGTCCCGATGATGCGCGAAGAGGACCAGCTTCTGCCCCTCCGCCGCCTCCAGCCACTCCTGCACCCAGGCCACCCCGTTCGCATACTTGCCCCGGACCGCAAGCTGTCGCAATCCCTCGACCCGGACCAGCATCTCCGCGCGATAGGCCGCCTCGGACGGGAGCGAGCCCCGGTTCGCCGCCATCCAGGCCACGATGTCGTCCATGGCCCGCTGGTAGGCGCGCGGGTCATCGACCTCGACCGGGACCACGGTCCGCCGCAGGGCGGGCAGCTCGGCCAGCACGTCCGCCTTCTCCCGCCGGATCATGCAGCGCTCCCGCAAGAGCCGGTTCAACTCGTCCAGGTTGGACGATCCGGTCATGTCCCAGCCGTATTTCGTCTCGTGTGCGGCGCAGTAGCGCTTGGCAAACGACATGAACCCGCCGAACGCGGCGAGCTGCCCCAGGATGTCCAACTGGCTCACGAGTTCGATGGGCCGGTTCAGGACGGGCGTGCCGGTCAGCAGCAGCGTGCATTTCAGCCCCGCCATCTTCGCCAGCGCCTTGACCCGCTGGGTCCGATCCGCCTTGGCCTGCTTGACCAGGTGCGACTCGTCCACGACCAGCGACCGGAAGCCATGCGCCTGGATCTCGGGCGCCAACGGCCACTCATATTTCTTCTTTTTGTCGCCGGGCTTCGTCACGTCCACCTTGCCGACCAGCTTGGAGAGTTGGTCGTAGTTGATGACCACGACGTCCCCGCCCATGCCCGCGACCAGCCCGTGTTTGGCCAGCCGCTTCGCCGTCCCCTTGAGCCCGACGAGGCTCGCCGTGCGCCCGGCCAGGAACTTGGTCGTCTCCCGCGCCCATTGCCGCAAGACCGCCTTCGGAACCACGACCAGGCAGGGCCAGGCGTCCAACTGCGCGACCGTGATCAGCGCCTGGGGTGTCTTGCCCAGGCCCATTTCGTCCGCGATCAGCACCTGTCGCTTCTCCTGCGCGTAGGCCACCCCCGCCTTCTGATACGCATAGGGCACCGCCCCAGGGGCCAGGCCCGTCAACGCCACGTCCGCGTCCGCCGCCTGGCTCGCCGCCCGGAAGCGATCCGCCTCCACCCGCAGCGCCCAGAGGGGCTTCGCGCTGGCCCCCAGCCGCCACCCAAACCGCGCCGCCAACGCCTCGACCGCCTTGGCCGCCTCCGCCGTGGCAGGCGCCGTCCAGACCTTGTCCTGCGCGTTCCAGCGCCGCCCGGGCAGCGCCTCCTTGAGCGCCGCCGTCGCCTCGGGATGATAGGGGGTCCGCAGGACGATCTGGTCTTTCTCGATGAGGACGTGGTCCGGGGCAGGGGCCGCCGCGACTGGGGTCGCGTGCGCAGCGCCCTGGATCGTCTCCAGATCCGCGTTGCTCACGACGAAGTCAAACTGCGCGAAGATCGCCGGGAGCGCCCGTGCGTTCTCCGCCGACAGCTCCGCCTCCCATTGCCGGGCCTCGCCGTTCCAGCGCCGCCGCCCCGGCAGGGCCTTGATCGCCGCGATCAGGGCGTCGTTCTTCGGGCTGATGAAGCAGACCGCGCGACGGTCCACCCAGGCCAGGTAGTCCGCGACCTCGCGCACCCGCATGCGACTCGCCGCCCCCGTCGCGTAGGCCGCACGCACCCGTGTTCGCTCCGCCGCCGCCGCCCGCGTCTTGAAGGATTCGTAGTTGGCGTGCCGGTCGACCGGCACGGTCCTGATCACGCGCGGCAGGGAATCGCAGTCCACCCCGTAGGCCGCCAACTGGCCCCGGTAGTGGCCCAGCATGTCGCTCACCGCGACCAGATCCGCCTCGGTCCATTGATCCGCCGGGGTGGCCGCGATGGCCCGCCCATAGGAGGTATCCGACGCGCTAAAGCCGACCTGCTCCTGTTTGCGCGCGCCGTCGCAGACGCTCGCCAAGGCCGCCGCCGCAAAGCGCAACCGTTCCGCGATTTCGATCTTTTCGTTGTCCATGAGCCCTCCGGTCCGCGCGACGATCAGCCGCCGCGATCCCTATTAATTTACCGCGTCGCCTTGGGTTTGTCAACCGGGGAGGTGCGGGTCAGAATACGAGCTTGCCATCCGCCCGGACGATCAGCGTCCGCAGGTGGTCCCAGGTGGTCTGGAAGCCCGCCGCGCCCCGGTGCCCACCCCCGGTTCCGACCGGCCCCTCGCTCCCGATCCGCTGGCACAACACGCCGCAGTCCAGGGTCGGATCCTCCGAGTACAGGCTCACCGACCAGACGCCCGTGTTCTCATACCCACACCAGACCATGACCCGGTGTCGCGCCCGATCATACACGCTCGCAAACCGCCCGCTGCCCCGCTGGCCGCCGTTGGCGATGATCGCGGGCACGCCGTCGAACGTCCCCTCGAATGCCCGCGCCCGCATCAACTCCGCGTCCTGCGCCCGCTCGTAACGCCCAAAGAGCCGCCCCACGTCGACCATCTGCGTGACCGCCCGCTCGTCCGCTGCTTGGAAGACGAGGACTTGACTGTCCACGAGCACCGTCTTGTTCACCAGCGCCTCCAGTTGCTCGCGCATCTCGTCGATGCCGAACTGGTCGAAGTACCGCTTCACGTCGGGCGCCACGCTGCCCAGATCCTTGGCATACCGCCAGGTGTCCCAGTCGCCAATCAGGGTCAGCCACCGAGGCCACGCCAACGTCTCACGTATCTGCGGAGTCCAGCAATAGATCCACGCCAGCTCGCACGCGGCCAACGGACGGCCATCGGCCTCGGACATCCTCACGCCGTTGATCAGGCCGCCCAATCCCCCGTCACTGGCGCGATAGCCCTGGATCGCCGCCGCATGGTGATCGATCCACACCAGCCGCGATCCCAGTCGCTCATACAATGCCTCGATGGCCCCCGCCCCCTGGGGGGACCAGTCCACCAGGAACACCCGGTCAAACTCGTCCCCCATGGCATCCAACACCGCCTGCACGTTCTCCCCGTACCGGATCGGACGCGCCACCACGTCCCCGCCCCTGCGCCAGTGGGCATGGTGCATCACGATAGCCGCGCTCGCCGCCCCGTCCAGATCGTCATGGTGCAAGATCAACTCTCGATTCAACATTTGCAACCTCCTGTTAGAACGTCACCGCACACGGCTCGCACCCCTTAAACAGCGGCCACGCCGCCTGCATGATCTGCTCGGTGACCGCCGCCACCGGCTGGTTCCCGTCCACCACCACGTACCGGGAGTCACCGCTCTCCTTCTGCAACCACGCCCACAGGGCCCGATACGTCTTCACCACATCCTCTTGGAAGGCCAAGCCGTCGAACACCTCAACTACTCCCGACCGCGCCGCCCGCCGCCGGGCTGCCTCCTCGGGATCGACGTCCAGCAGCACCGCCAGGTCCGGCTCCCGCCAGCCGTGTGCCTCCCGCATCTGGCGCATCAACCCTTTTACCCAGTCGGACTGGAGCACTCCCCGCCAGGCCGGGGTATACGACCCATTTTGGTACACCTGCACCGCCGCCTGGAGGCCCTGGTACACCGCCGTCGAGTACCCATAGCGGTCCAGGAGCACGCCCGCTGGCTGCGCCCACGCCTTGGGGCCGATCCCCAGCGCGGGGTCCACCACCTCCGTCACATGCAGGCAGCGATCCGCGCAGAAGAGGTGCGTCTGCACCTGCCACCCCCACGTCGGGCGCTCGCCCCGCAACATCGCCCGCAGCAACCGCCCGAACTCGCCATCGGTCGGCAACCGCGTGGACACCGCACGAACACCGGCCAGCCCCGCCCTGCCGATCTGACGCCCCATGGCCTGCACCTGCGTCGTGGTCCCCGCCCCGTCCGCACCCTCAATCACTACGAACGGGCGCTGCCGCCCATCCGCAATCAACCCCGTTGTCTGCCTCGCCATCTGCCGCCCTCCTGTCATTCAGCCCCGCCCGGTCCCACCTCGATCTCAGTCAGCATCAGCCGCCGCTGTGCGATCTCCACGTAGGCCCGTTCTCGCTCGATCCCCACGAACCGCATGCCCTCTGCCCCACACGCCACCCCCGTACTCCCGCTGCCGCAGAACGGGTCTAGCACCAGGCCGCCCTTGCGAGTCACAAGTCTGACAAGCCAGCGCATCAAATCCACCGGCTTCACCGTCGGATGCGTGTTGCCGTAGGCCCGCTCCGCGCCGCCCGCCTTGGACGTGTAGTAGAAGCAAGCGTCCGCTGGTGTGATCGGGAACGCCGGGAAGAAGCGGGCCGCACTGCCGCTGTCGTTTCGTCCTATAACCTGCGCTTGAGCACCTCTATCACTGTAACAATTTAATTGTGGCTTCCCTTTTCTTCCGTTGCTAGATGCGCCATCACAATTCGGGAACCCCGCCACCACGGCGTCACTGCCGTCCGTCAGCACATTGGGCGGCCAGCGGCCATCTTGTTGCTTGTACTCTCCAATACCCTGGCGAAATCCACTCCCCTTGCCATCGCTACGATCTGCGTTCTGCCATTCAGTCGTTTTCTCTCGATGTTCTCCGCAATACGCCCCGCCATTCAAGTCATCCTTTGTCTCAACGCGGCACCCGTCGATATTCAAGGCCCCGGTCCCCTGCGCGAGGACGTTCCGCGCCACCGTCCCCTGGAGCGGCTTCCGCGCCAGCACAAAAAACTCCACCGCAGGTTTCAACGCCGTCCCTAACCCATGTTGGACTTTGAACTTACCACATGTCGGACAGAGTGGTATATTCGAGTAACGCAACCGGAGGTCACTAAATGAAACCGAATCGCCGACCAAATCAGGTATGTCACGAATGTGGAACTCCGTTTTATGGGGCACCGTCAGTGAAACGTGTGACGTGTTCTCTGGCGTGTCGGACGATTTACTATCGCTCACTTGGAAATCTTCTGACAGGATCTCCATCTCGCACAAACAATCCCCGCTGGAAAGGAGGTCGCTATCTTCATCAAGGGAAGTATTGGCTTGTGCTTCTCCCGGAACACCCACGATCTGACCGACACGGCTATGTACGGCAGAGCCATCTCGTAATGGAGAAGGAACTAGGACGACCTCTGCTCCCAGGTGAGGTGGTACACCATCGGAACCATAAGACGACGGATGACCGTCCAGAGAATCTTGAATTATTTGCGTCACAACGGGATCACAAGCGCACTGAGCATCAGCGGGGAGAAAACCCTTTAACTTCTTTGAAACGTCAAGGCTTTTCGGAAAACCAGAACCTGTGATCCAGCAAATGGTATCACGAATTTCAAACCCAGAGTCCTCCACCGCACATGCCAGCCGATGGTAGGTCCGCGTCGCGCCCGCCGCCACGAGGTGCCCGCCCGGCTTCAGCACCCGCAGCGCCTCGACCGCCCACGCCTGGTGCCACGCCTGCTGCCCCGGCCCGTCCCCTAACTTATCGAAATCCTTCCCCATAAATTCTAATCCGTAGGGCGGGTCGCAGACCACCGCGTCCACGCTGGCCTCCTCCATCCCCCGCATGACCGCCACGCAATCTCCCCAGATCAACCGCGTCCCTGTCGCACTCAACCCCAACAAGGGCTGCTGTCCGCTGTTCTTCTTGGCCATCCGCCACCCTCTTTTTCAGTAGCCGCCCTGCCGCCGATGGTGACGGCTGGACGGCGCGTCATGCTTGCGCCGCTGGGACCACCCCCGATACACCGAGGACGCCACCCGGCACCCGCTGGCGACCAGGCAGGACACGTCCAGCGCGACCGCACACGCCGCGCACGGATACTCCGCATGCGACGTGGGGGCCACCCCGCACACCGGACACGGCGGCAACGCGAAGAAGCAGTCCTCGCAGTACACCCCCTCGGCCGTATCCCGCACCGCCACGTCGCGCATCCGCGCCCGCAACAGGAGCCGCCCCACCCGCCGCGCCGCCGCCGACGCCTCGCACTGGCGGCACAAAGCGGTGCTGTCCGCCCCCGGACAACCCGCCCAATGCCGCGCCCACGCCTGCTCGTCTTCCATCTCGAACCTACCCCTCGTCCGGCGACGGGATCACGTCGCTCACTACGATGTCCACTTCGCTGAACATGAACGGGACATCGGACGGCGGCAATTTGCGACGCACGACGAGCGGATCGGTCAGCAGGTAGTGCGTCAACTGCGATGGATCATGATCGATCCACTGTCCCAAAATGTCCCGATGCCGCCACACCTGTGCGCAAATGGCCATGAGGCGCCCGCCCCAGATCGCATCGAACTCGACGCCGGACATGAACTTTTCCAATGTCTCCGACACCCAATCGCGGTGGTCCCCGTCGATCACGCCCTGTATATCTACCAGGACCGATCCGTTGGTGGCCTGGCGCCAACTGGCGTTACGAATGGGCACCCATCGCCACGCTTCCCAGCCCCGCCACGCCGTCGTGCCCGGCGGGGCAAACCCCCACGCCAGCACCGACGTCCGCCTGGCCTCGCTACTTTTGTTCTGCTCGGTCATCCCCGCCGATCTCCTTCTCACCGTATGGCGTCCCCCAGATGTGGAAGATGCGCGGCTGATCGCCCCACAGGGCTCGCGCCCGTTCGATCTCCGCCTGTTGCCCCGGCGAGCACCGGAAGTCGTACCAGGCATTCTTCGGGTAGATCACGTACATCTCATCGCAATGCCCGATCAGCGCCAGGCAGTGCGCCATGGCCACGTCCCGTTGATGCTGCTCGTCGATGTACTGCGGGATGAATAACGGTGGAGCCAGCGGCACCGCCCCGTGCATCGCGATCCACTGGCACCACTGTTTGATGCTCTCGACATTGCCCGC